GTGCGCCAATCAAATCAAGACGTTAGAGAGAGCAATCAGGCCGCGCGCGGCGCGGATAACTGTGAGCCCTCGCAAAAACGAGACGAGTCGGCAAAGAAAAACCCCGACGCGCTGGCGGGCGCAGTCGGGGCGGATCTTAAGAAACGAGCCCATGGCAAAATCGGCCGCTTCCGATCCGCAGAATATCGCATCCGCGAGTCGCGCGCAACGGCGCTCGGCCACGCGATCCGGGAGACCCACCCGGACGATGCCCGCCAGATCCTGACGGCTGCGCTGGCCGATCTGTCGGCCGGGATGCCGCCCCATACCCCCTTCGGCAACATCCGCGAAGACGCGCAGTGGTGGGCAGACATGGCAACACCGGCCGAGCTGCTGGAATACATGGCGGCGGCTCTCCGGTCCCTCGGTGACAAAGCCATGTGCCTCGATCACCGCAAGCGCCTTCTGGCGAAGCTCTGGCGCAGCCTGCCCGAAGCCGACCGGCACTCGTTCCTGCGCCGTGCCGATCCGAGCGGCGCCTTCCGGGGGGAGCGGGAGTGATGGCCGACGATCCGTTTGACGATATCAAGCCGGAAGCTCCGCCCAAGGTCACCAGCTTGGACGAGTTCCGCAACCGGCCGAGGAGCAAGGCCCGTGGCGCCCAGTCCAACGGGCGAGCGAGCAGCTTCTTCTCGGCCGCTGCGCTCGACGGCAAGCCCGTGCCGTCGCGGGAATGGCTGGTGGAAGATCTCATTCCGGCCCGCACCGTCACCCTGCTGTCCGGCGACGGAGGCACGGGCAAGTCGCTTCTCGCCTTGCAACTGGTGGTGGCCGCCGCCCTCGGCCGTCCTTGGCTCGGACGCACGGTCTCGTCTGGGCGCGCGGTCTTCGCTTCCGCGGAGGATGATGAGGCCGAGCTGCACCGCCGCCTCTGGGACGTGACCCAAGCCGAGGGCGTGACCTTCGCCGACCTCGACCGTCTCACGATCCGAAGCCTTGCGGGCGAGGACGCGCTTCTGGCGACGCAGGACCCCCGCAGCGGCGTCCTGCACCCGTCTGACCTCTATCGCGAGCTGGACGCCTTCCTTGAGGCCGAAGAGCCAACCGTGGTCGTTCTGGACACTTTGGCCGACCTGTTCCCCGGCAACGAGAACGACCGCGCCCAGGCGCGCCAATTCATCGGCATGATGCGCGGCCTTGCGCTGCGCCACGACTGCGCCGTGGTGCTGCTGGCGCACCCGTCCCTGTCGGGCCTGCAAAGCCGCTCCGGCACCTCGGGAAGCACCGGATGGAGCAACTCTGTCCGGGCGCGGCTCTACCTTCAGCGCGTGGTCAGGGACGATCACGAGGCCAATCCCGACGCCCGCATCCTCTCGACCATGAAATCGAACTACAGCCGGACAGGCGACGAGATCGGCTTGACGTGGCGGGATGGGGTATTCGTGCCTGACGCACCCGAACCGAGCCTCGACCGCTGCGCACGGCGCAGCAAGGCCATGCTCAAGTTCATGGAGCTGCTACGCAAGCTCGGGCAGGAGGGCCGGGACGTGAATGCCCGCAGCGGCCCGAACTATGCCCCGACCGTCTTCGCTGGTCATCCCGAGGCCGATGGCATCACAAGGGGCGCATTCAGGGAGGCCATGGATCTTCTGTTCTCGGAAGGGGCGATCCGCAACGCCCAGATCATGCGCGACAGGAAGCCCACGACCGTCATTCAGGAGGCCGAGTGATGGCTGCGAAACTCCCCGCGATCTCCCCGCGATCTCCAAAATCCGGCTGCGATCTCCCCGCGATCTCCCCGTGCGGTTCCCCGCGATCTCCCCGCGATCTCCGGTGCGAAACTCCCTCCCTTCCTAAAGGAAGGGAATATAGCGTGCCGCCCTCGGGCGAGCGGCACACGCCTATGCCGGTGCCCGGACAGAACAACCCTCGCCCTTCACTAAGCGGACGGCGGCTGGTCGCCGCCGAAGTCGATCTTGGCACGCAACTGTCCGACCTCGCGTCTCGGGTGCGCAGGCTGGTCCCGTCTCACCGAGATCCCGAGAGCTTCCATGCTGAGAAGAGCGAGATCGAGCACGAGCTTCGCAGGCTCGCCCGCAAGGCGGAGGCGCGCTGATGGCTGGATGGCCCTACAACACGTCGAAGTGGGCGAAGCTACGCGAGGCCAAGCTCGCCGAGAAGCCCCTGTGCGAGATCTGCCAGCGCCGCGGCATCGTCGAGCCTGCGGTCGCGGTTGACCACTTCATTGCCATCCGGAATGGAGGCGATCCCTTCCCGCCGCTGTCCGGTCTGCTGTCCCTGTGCGTGGCCTGCCACAACGAGAAGACCGCAAGCTTCGACAAGCCGGGTGCTGATCCGTTCCGCCGTCGCTTCAAGGGCTTCGATGCAGATGGCAACCCAATCGATCCGTTCGACGCATGGCACGTCGAGAGGCCGGGGGGCGGTCAAAGGACGGGGGATGCCCGACTGGAAACCGCCCGTCAAATCAGGCGTTTACTTAATAAAATCGAGCGGGAATAAGAGGTTAAACCATGGGGCTGCGCGGCGTCGGATCGAAACCGAAGAACCTGCGGCTGGTCGCGGATCAGGCGCCAGACCTGTTCAACCGCGAGGGAAAGCCTCTCGTGCCCGCTCCGATGCCTTGGGAAGCTCCTGGCCTCGACCGCGTGGGGCGGGTGGTGGCCTTCCTCGAGACGCTCCCGATCACTCAAGGCTCTCTGGCCGGGCAGAAGCTGCGGGTGCGACCGTGGCAGCGGGAGTTCCTCGAGGCGGTCTATGCCGAGGACGGCGAGGGCTTCCGGCCGGTGCGCACGGCGGTGCTGACCATGCCCCGGAAGAACGGCAAGACGCAGCTGGTCGCGGGCCTCGCTCTCTGCCACCTTCTCGGACCCGAGGCAGAGGCACGCGGCGAAGTCTATGCGGCGGCGAACGACCGCTTCCAGTCGGGCAAGACGTTCAACGAGATCGTGGCGATCCTCGACGCCATGCCCGAGCTGGACGCCCGCGTGAACATCACCAAGTTCCGCAAGGAGATCGAGGTGCTGCACGGCACCGGCAAGGGCTCGATCTTCGCCGCGCTCTCGGCTGACGCGGCGGGCAAGCACGGTCTGTCCCCGTCCTTCATCGTCTACGACGAGCTGGGGCAGGCGCCGAAGCGGGATCTCTACGAGGCGCTCGACACCGCCATGGGCGCGCGGGACAACCCGCTTCTGGTCGTGATCTCGACGCAAGCGGCCGACGATCACGCCGTCATGTCCGAGCTGGTGGATTACGGGCAGAAGGTCAACGCGGGGGAGCTCGAAGACCCTGCCTTCCATCTGACCTTCTACGGTGCAGAGGCCGAGGACGACCCGTGGTCGCCGGACACATGGGCGAAGGCAAACCCGGCCCTTGGGGACTTCCGAAGCCTGTCGGACGTGAAGCGGCAGGCCGCTCAGGCGCAGCGGATGCCCTCGGCCGAGCACTCGTTCCGCAACCTGATCCTGAACCAGCGGGTGAGCGCCCATGTCCGCTTCCTCGCGAAGGCAGAGTGGGATGCGAACGGCGCCGCCCCGAACCTCGCCGCCCTCAAGGGCCGCGTCTGTTTCGGTGGGCTCGACCTTTCCGTGTCGCGTGACCTGACCGCCTTCGTTCTGGTCTTCCCGAACGACGACGGCAGCTTCGACGTGGTGCCGCGCTTCTACCTGCCGGAGGCGGGCCTGCGGGACAAATCGGAAGCCGACAAGGTGCCCTATGACGTGTGGGCGCGGCAGGGCTTCCTGACGGCCATTCCGGGCGCCACGGTGGACCCGTCCTTCGTGGCCCATGACATCGCCGAGGCGGCAGCGGAGTACGACCTTCAGGGCCTCGCCTATGACCGCTGGCGGATCGAGGATCTGAAGCGCGAGCTGAACCAGATCGGCGCCGAGCTGCCGCTGCGCGAGTTTGGGCAAGGCTTCCGCGACATGGCGCCCGCCGTGGACACCCTCGAACGCCTGGTGGCCGAGGGGCGACTTCGGCACGGTGGCAACCCGATCCTGACCATGTGCGCCGCGAACGCCGTGGTGGAGCGGGACGCGGCCGGGAACCGGAAGCTGGCGAAGCACAAGAGCAGCGGGCGAATCGACGGCATGGTGGCGCTGGCGATGGCGCTGGGGGCGGCAGGGCGGCCCGAGGATACCGGCCTGCCCTCGTGCCTTGCCGAGCTGCTGGACGAATGAGGATCAGCCCTTGGCGCGTTCGAGGATGGCGCGGATCATCTCAGGCCGTGACGGCGCCGGATCGAGCTTCGCCCGCTCCTCGTCCAGCCACGCCAGAAGGTCGGGCTGAAGGCGAACGCCAATGAGGATGCCGAGGCCAGTGGCCGGGCGCCCTCGTCTATTTTTCGTTATCGTTTTTTCTTGCTTCGACATTTGAGTTGGTGTTATCAAAAAATCGGGCCGCAGGAAAGCACCACCTTTCCCACGGCCCTAACCGAAACCCTGTTCCTTGGGAGAACAGCGAATGGCTGCTCATTGCCATAACACCCCCGGCTTGTCTTGTGAAAGCCTTCACGAAATCCGCGACTGCCTGATCCTCGCGCTCGACGTGACCGAGGATCCGTGCGGCTACACCCAGTCCGAGCGCGAGGCCCGCAGCTACATGCGCACCGCCCTGCGGCGCACCGAGCGCCTGATCGGGAGGGCGTGACGATGCAGACCATCACCCGCCGCACCGCGCTCGCGGTCCCTCTCGCCTGCGCTGGTGGCGCTCTGGCGATGCCGCCGGCCGAAGAGACGGCGATCATGGCGCTCTATCGCCGCTTCTGCGCACTCGGCGCTGCCGCCGCGGCGCATCCATCGATGGACGATCAGGAGCTCGACCGTCTGTTCTATATCGAACAGGGTGAGATCGAGGATGCCATCATGGCTGCTCCAACCACTACGGCGCTGGATCTCGCGGTGAAGATGCTGGTCGCCTACGATCACGGCGAAATCGACTGTCTGAGTCATGACCGCCATCCGCTCTGGATCGAGGTCCGCACGATGGTCGGGAGGGCGTGACGATGCAGACCATCACCCGCCGCGCGGCCTTGGCGACACCCCTCGCGTTCGCCGCTACGATCCCAGCCGTTGCCGAGGCGCAGCCGCAAGAGACCCCCGTCCTGCGCTTGTTCCGTGAGTGGCAGGCCCTAGACGATGTGCTCGACGCGCTGCCTCGCGAAACTTCGGAGGAGGTCCTCGAAGGTATGATCGATGACCTCTATGCCCTCGAAGATCGTCTCTTAGCCACACCGAGCCAAGGTGCGCTCGACATCGTGGCCAAGGCATCAGTGGCGGCGCGCTTCGGCCTTTCGACCGGCACCGCCCACGATCATCTGATGTGGGCCGAGGCGCGCGAGCTTCTAGAGAGGGCGTAGACGCCAAGGGCGCGTTGTGTGCGCAGCGCACAACGTCTTGCTTGGCCACGTTGTGTGTGTTACCCACAAGAGACGCCATTAAGGATTTGTCTCATGGGAACGCTTCCGCAACTGATCGAAGCCATTCAGAGCGTGGACGGTCGCGAGCTGTCCTCGCTGACGCAATTTGGTCGCCTTATTCGCGAGGCAGGGTTCATTCCCGGCGGCAAGCGCGGGAGCGGAGCCCCTCACCTTACCCTGCAACAGGTCACTTCCCTTCTTCTGGGCATCTACGGCTCGGACGCGCCGAAAGACGCTCCGGGCACTGTCGCGCGCCTGCGCAGCCTCAAGCCGTATGAGATCGCTGGTGACTTCAAGAACGAGGTTCTTGAAGATGTGGAGAAGTCGTCGGACTTCGGCGAGGCGCTGGAAGAGCTGTTGCTCGGCTTGCCGGAACTCCTGAACGGAATCGCCACCGAGTGCTTGTCCGCTTGCGCTTCGCAGGAAGACAAAGACCAGTTGATTGGCCTGATGCTCAAGGGAATGGCGCCGGCATCAGTCATCGTTAAGCTGTATCCCGTCCATGCCAAGATCGAGATCCGTCGCAATTTGCACCGCTCCATCTGGGAAGCGGCTTTCGTAGTCGACGACGAGCTGTTCATGCAGGGCTACTACAAGGTGCCAGACGCAGATCGGCGCGTCGAAATCAGCTTCACCCAAAAAACCCTTGCCGCCGTCTACGCGGCGATGATGGCCGGGTTGAAAGAGTAAATCCGGCCGGGGCGGTCTCTGTCGCCAAACTTCGCCCGCCCCGGCCTTCAACCCTAACCCCCGAAAGGAATCAGGATGACGACCCTTAACACGCTCAAGGAGCAACGGGCAGCGAAGGTGGCCGAAATGCGCGGCCTGAACGACGCGGCGCAGGCCGCCAATCGCGATCTGGACGAGGGCGAGCGCTCCCGCTTCGGCGCACTGGAGGCCGAAGTGCGCGGTCTCTCGAACCGGATCACCGATGCGGAGAAGGTGGCGGAGTTCGAGCGGATGCAGGCGCCGGGCGAGGTCGTGAGCGGAGGCATGTCGCGGGAGCTGCGCGGCTATTCCGTCGCCAAGGCGCTCGCCGAGGGTATGACGGGCGGGCTCTCCGGTCTGGAGGCGGAGGTTCACCAAGAGCTGTCCAAGGGCCGCGAAACCCGCGGCGTCATGGTGCCGACCGAGGTGCTCTTCGAACGCCGTGACCTGACGACGACGACCCCCGTGGACGGCCCCGGCTCGACCCTCATTGCGACCCAACTCGGCGCGCTCTCCGACCGTCGCCGCCCGGCTCTCAAGGTGGAGAGCATGGGCGCCACCGTCATGCGCGGGCTCACGGGCAACCTCGACCTGCCGCGCCTGACCGAAAGCGGCTCGGCCGCATGGATCGCCGAGCACACCGACGCCACCGGCAGCGACGTGAAGTTCGGGAAGGTCGGCATGGGGCCGAAGACGGTGGCGGCCGAATACACGATCAGCCGCCGCATGATGCTCCAGAGCTACACCGCGCTGGAGCCGCTGCTGCGCAACGACCTCGCCTTCCTGCTGGCCCAGAAGCTCGACGCCGCTGCGATCAAAGGTGGCGGCACGAACGAGCCGGTGGGTATCCTCGCGGATGCGGACGTGGAGGCGCTGGCAGATGCCGCGCTCTCCTCGGACCTCACGGCCGACCTGATCGCGGCGCTGGAGACGGACGACGTGACCGGCACCTCGGCCTTCCTGACCCACACCAAGGTTCTTGCTCTGGCGCGGAAGATCAAGGATGGCGACGGCCATGTGATCCCGCTGTCGGAGATCTTCCACGGCCAGCGGGTGGAAGCGACCAATCAGGTCCCGGCCACCTCTACGGGGCCGGACCAGTTCCCGCTCATCTATGGCGAGTGGGCGAGCCTCGTGGTGGGCTACTGGTCGGGCGTCGATATCCTGATGAACCCCTATCATGCCGCCGTCGCGTCCAAGGGGGGAGCCATGCTCCATGCCTTCCTCGACTGCGATGTGGTGGTGCGCCACAAGGAGGGCTTCCGCTGGGCGGAAGTGACGGGCGCGTGATCGGCCTCGACGAAATGAAGGGGCACCTGCGGGTGTCCCATGATGAGGATGATGCGCTTATCGAACGGCTGGTGGCCTCGGCCTCGGCCTATCTGGCATCGGTGGGGGTGGACGTCACGTCCACCCCGATCCCCGAACCCGTGCGGCTTGCGGTCATCCTCATGGTCATGAGCGTCTATGACCGGCCGGAGGAGGCCGTGCCCCCGACCTTCGACCGGCTCATCGCCCCCTACCGGGAGGTAGTGCTGTGAAACACGAACGCCGAGCGCAGGTCACCGAGCTGCGCGCCAAGGGGCGGCGGCTCGAAGGCTATGCCGCCACCTTCAACACGGAAACCCGGATTGCCGACGCCTGGAGCGAGACCATCGCGCCGGGCGCCTTCTCGGCTTCCATCGGCCGTGCCACGGATATCCTCGCGCTGGTGGATCACGATCCCGCCCGCGTGCTCGGGCGCACCCGCTCCGGGACCCTGCGCCTCTCGGAAGACACGCGCGGGCTCGCCTTCGATCTCGACGTGCCCGACACCCAGGCCGGGCGGGACGTTCTGGCCTTGGCCGAGCGCGGGGATCTCGGCGGAATGAGCTTCGGCTTTACGGTCCGCGATGAGCACCGCAGCGGCGATCGGCGCGAGCTGCGCGCCGTAGATCTCTTCGAGATCTCCGTTGTGTCGGCTTGGCCCGCCTATCCCGAGACCGTGGTGCAAGCGCGCTCGCAGGTGCAACTCCCGCAGCACCTTGCCCATGCCGCCCGCACGCTGCGCATCATGGAGGCGATGAAATGGGGATCCTGAGCCGCATCCTCGGCCGCGAGACGCGTGCCGCCACGTCCAGCCTGTCCGACCCCTACCTTGCCGAGTTCTTCGGGCAGGGCGGGGGCTCGCTCGCATTTGTGGACCCGCAGCGCGCCTCCGGCACGGCCGTGGCGCTGCGCTGCATGATGCTGATCGGGGAAACCTTGGCGAGCGTCCCGCTCCACACCTACCGGCGGGGCGACAAGGGGCAGCGCGACCGTGCGGCGGATCACCCGGTCTATTCGGTGCTGCATGACATGCCGAACGAGATCCAGACCGCCTTTGACTTCCGCCTGTCCATGGTGCTGGCGATCCTCACGAGCGGCAACGCCTTCGCCGAGATCCAGCGCAACGGCCGGGGGCAGGTCACGGGCCTGCGGCTCATGCACCCCGGCGCCGTGTCTGTGGAACGCCTGCAGAGTGGCCGCCTGCGCTACAAGGAGACGCCCGGAAAGGTCTTCCTGCAGGAGGAGGTTCTGCACATCCGCTACCGCCTCGCTGCGGATGGTATCATGGGGCTCTCGCCCATCCAGCTCGGCCGCGAGACGTTCAGCCTCGCTCTGACGCAGGCCGAGACGGCGGCCAAGCAGGCGACCAAGGGCTTCCGCCCCGAGGGCGCCGTGGTCTTTGCCCAGTCGGTCGGTGGGGCGCAGAAGACGGACGTGCTGGAGAAGCTCCGCCAGAAGATCGAGCGGAACGAATCCACGAGCGGCATTCTCGTGCTGGACGGCGGCGCCGATTGGAAGCCGTTTGCCTTCAGCTCGAAGGATGCCGAGTTCCTCGAAAGCCGAAAGCTGACGGCGCTCGATATCTGCCGGATCTTCGGTGTCCCGCCGAGCGCGGCCGGCATCACCGACAACGCCACCTATAGCAACATTGGCGAGGAGAGCCGCGCGCTTGTTCAACGCTGCCTCGCCCCTATGGCGCGGCGCATCGAGCAGGCCATGAACGCGGCCCTCCTGACTGCTGAGGGCCGCCGCACGTTCTTCATCGAGCACGATCTTGCGGGGCTTCTTCAAGGCGATCTGGTGTCGCGCTATCAAGCCTATCGCGTGGGCCGGGATGGCGGCTGGCTCTCGCCCAACGAGATCCGGCGCATGGAGAACCTGCCCGAGATCGAGGGGGGCGACGAATACCTGTCGCCGCTCAATATGCAGCGGATCGGCGACAAAGGGGCAGAATGATGGTCACCAGACCGGACCTGACGACCATCGATGCAGCGGCCGAAGAGCTGGGTGTTCCGAAGGCATCCCTTAGGACCGCCGCTGACCGCCTAGGGCTCTTGATCCGAATGGGGCGAGCCTTGCGGCTCGACCGCAATAGCTACGGGGAGTTGATTGCAGGATGCCGAGGAAAGCCGCAGGAGCAAGGCTCTACTACCGAAAGGATCATGGCGTCTGGTACATCCGCGACACCGGCTTGCCAGACCGCTCAACAGGCACGGCAGACCGCCGCGATGCTGAAAAAGCCCTCTCGGTCTACATCGCGAGCAAGGGGACCGTCACCGACACCCGCCACCCTGATCGCTTCCCGCTAGCCGACGCCTTGGCGATCTACGGTCGCGAACATGCCGTCAAGACAGCAGCTCCAGAGCGGATCGGCTTCGCCATGGATGCTCTTCTGCGGTTCTGGGAGAACCTGACCGTTGCGGATGTGAAGGGCGAGACCTGCCGTCGCTATGCTCGGAGCCGCGTGCGGACGCTGAAGGACGGGACCTCCATCCCCATTGCGGACGGGACCATCCGACGGGAGTTGAACGTGCTGCAGGCGGCGATCAACTACTGCCACACCGAAGGGTATCTGACTACACCGGCAAAGGTGAAGCTTCCGGAGGTGCCGCCGTCGCGGGATCGCTGGCTCACGCGGGACGAGGCGGCTCGGCTGATCTGGGCGGCATATCGTTCGCCGCGGGGAAAGCATCTGGCGCGCTTTATCCTGATCGCCATTTACACGGGCACGCGTAAGGATGCGATCCTGCGCCTGGGCTTCATGCGCAACACCGTTGGCGGATGGATCGACACCGAGCGGGGCGTGATCTATCGCCGAGGTGACGGCGAGGTGGAGACCAAGAAGCGCCGCAAGCCCATGAAGCTCGTGCGGCGCCTCGCCGCGCACTGCCGCCGCTGGAAGAACACGGGCGCCGTCTGGGCGGTCGAATTCGAGGGCCAGAGGGTCGGAGACATCAAGCGCGCGTTCGAGGGCGCCCGCGACCGCGCGGGCCTGCCCGACGTGACGCCCCATACGCTCAAGCACACCGCGATCACGTGGGCAATGCAGAAGGGCCTGCGGATCGAGGATGCCGCCGACTACTTCGACACGTCGGCCGAAACCATCCGGCGCGTCTACTACCATCACAGCCCCTACTACCAAGACGATGCTGTGGCGCTGCTGGATCGGAAACTGTGAGCCCTCACAGATTGAACCGTAGTTAGCCGCGCCAAACGATGAACGAAAGAAGGGAATAACATGGATATCGAGCGAACAATCCCGCCCAAAGAGCCCTCCGAAGGCAGAGGTCACACGTTCGAATCGTGTCGGGTGCGCCAGAAATCAGACAGTTAGCGGTTAGCTAGACGGCAGCGCCACGAATACGCCCCGGAAACCGGCGGTTTCGAGCGCTGCGCAGTCATTTCCGCCGCCTCTCCATCGCCTCGACGGCGCTCGCCTGATGGTCCGGATGGTGGTGGGCATAAACCTCCTCCATCGTCTCCCGCGACACGCCGAAGAATCCGCCCGCCTCCCACATGTCGGCACCCCGCTGCATCGCCCAGGTGATCGCCGTGTGGCGAAGGACATGCGGCGTCGTGTCGGACAGATCGATCTCGCGCCCTGCCATCGCCGCCATCTCGGCGGCTTTCACCACGGCTCCCGCCCAGGCCTTCTTGATGTCGGCGACCCGGTTGCCTTCGCTGGTCTGGACGACGAACCGCCGGCCGCTGCGAGCTCCGGCCGCGAGGAGCGCGCGGAGTTGCCGCGGAAGCCTCACCGAAGGCTGGCGCTTGTTCGTCTCGCGCTTCCCGCTGCCCGCCCGGTAGAGGACCCCGCGCTCGGTATCGACCCAGCCCGCGTCCGTGCCGGGCTGGTTGATGCGCAGGCCAAGCAGGGCCGTCTTCCGGGTGCCTGTGTAGAGGCCGGCCACGATGAACCACGCGAGGTGCCGACCGTCGCGGCGCAGGTTCCGGGCCGCGCGGAGGAGCCAGTAGGCCTCCTCCTGTGTCAGCCAGCGCTCCCGGGCCCTGGGCTTCTCCGGCAGCGTCACCTTCGGCGCGCTGAGAAGATGGCCCTCCCGGACGCAGTGATTCAGCGCCGCCTGCAGCGTGCCCAGCTCGCGCCGGATCGTGCCCGGCGCCCTGCCCCGCTGGCGGGCGTAGGTGCGGCACGTCTCTCCCCGGATCGCAGCCACCCTGAGGTTACCCCAGAAGGTCATCAGCGCCTCGATGGCGTATCCGATCCGCTGGGGATCCGCTACGGTGGGGCCATGCTCCTCCCCATAGAGGGTGAGCGCATGGGCCACCGTCATCTCGTCCGCGGCGAGGCAGCTTCTCGGTCTCGCTCGCTGGTCTCGGTCGGCAATGTAAGCCGCGAGAGCCGTTTCAGCTTCGCCGCGGTGGCCAGTGCGGGTCGAGATCTCGCAGGCGCCGTCTCGGATGACCCAGACCGGGGGACGGCCGGTCCGGGTGACGAGATAGAGACGGGCACCTTTGGACGGACGCGACATTGCTCAACAAGCTCCTGCAACTCGTCGGGTCTCAGCCGCTTGGCCGAGCCGACCTGAATGATGTAACCATATTGCTGCGCCGCTCTTTCGAGCGCCCTTACCGGGACGCCGAGGTGTCTGGCGGCCTGCCGGATGGTCCATAGGCTAGCGACCATCGGACCCCTCCCCCTCCGGCCAGCCGAGCTCCTCCGGCACCCAGCCGTCGATCTTCGCGCAGTCCTCGCGGCTGAGGCCCAGGGCCTCGCGAGTCGCGGGATCGGCGAAGAGCGCCTCGAGGCGCTTCGCCTTCTCCCCCTTCTTCAGCTTCTGGAAGCTCTGATCCGCCTCGGCCGCCGGCACGAGCTCGCTCCAGAGCCGGTCGAGATAGCCCGCGCTGCAGCGCCCGAGGAAGCCCTGGGCGGTCGACGTCCAGATCCGGCGCACCTCGACCCCGAGCTGGCGCGCGAGGGCCGCCGAGAGGCCGCTGCTGCCGGTGCAGAAGGTCCGCGCGAGGGCCTCGGTCAGGATCTGGTTGCGGTGCTTCTTGCCCTGCGCGCGGAAGGCCTCGAACTCGGCGGGGGTGCCGTCCGGGCCGAGGCTGGTGTTCGGCTCGAGCCGTGCCGCGAGGCGTGGCGGGTAGCTGGTGCCGTCGCCCTTCACCGGCGTGATGGGCTGGTCGGTCGGCGAGATCGCGAGCGGGCGCGCCCAGGGGCGGAGGCCGCCGCCGAGCGACCAGGCCAGCAGGTCGAGCATGAGCTCGGA